CAAGAAGGAATTCGATTATTAATTTACTAGTGGAGTGGGAATTGATTACATTAGTTGATTCTCACGATTTGGAACCAGTTGCACCCATGAACCAAATCAAGATCTTACGATTTGATGAAAAGGATGAATGGGAGCTGGTTGTAAAATATAATATAGGTCGAAAGGCCTAAACCTTTGGGCGTAGGAAACGTCTAAATATACATGAGTGGTCGATTTCCGACACTCAAATTTAATTTCTTGCTTATAGGAGAAAAAACAATGACAAACTTATTTACAACAATTCAAAGCAAATACGATCCTTACTTTTTAGGATTTAACCGTGTATTCGACCAGTTGATTGATTTCGATAATCGGACTGCGAATGGTCGTGGAATCAATTATCCACCGTATAATCTAATCCAAGATGGTGATAAATATACCATCGAGCTAGCTGTTGCTGGATTTAGTGAAGATGAAATCGACATTACACATGAACCAGAACAAAGTAGAATTACAATTGAAGGATCTACGGGAGCTTCTGAGGGTACTTATTTACATCAGGGTATCGCGAATAGAAGCTTTAGTAGGACTTGGACAGTAGCTGATTCGGTTGAGGTGAAAGGTGCTGAACTTGACGGTGGTATCTTGCGTGTTGAGTTAGAGTCTGTTATACCAGAGGAAAAGAAACCCAAAAAGATTGCGATTAAAAATACGCAATTACTGAATGGGTAATCTTAGATGGGGGCCCTATAGGGCCCCTTTTCGTTTAAGGAAATATGAAAGAAAAATTTTATACCAATATCCAGCAACTTGGAGATAAGTTGTTTGTTCGCAGTGTCGAGAATGGTGAAAGAATACGAGAGGAAGTTCATGACTTCCAGCCCACCTTATTTGTTCCAGAGAAAAAATCAAAATACAAAACTATTGATGGTAAGTCAGTAGGCCCAGTTAAGCCGGGCTCTATCACGGAATGTAAAGATTTCATTAAAATGTATAATGGTGTTCCAGGCTTTGAAGTATATGGCTCAACTGAATGGGTACAACAATATATCTATGAAACTTTTAAATCTACTGACTATGATATATCTAAGGTTAGAATCTGTACTATTGATATTGAAGTCGAAAGTGAAAATGGATTTCCAGATGTAGAAAGTGTTAATGAGAGAGTGAATCTTATCACTATTAAGGATAGCCTTACTGGTAGATGTTATGTGATGGGGTTACAGCCTTTTTATACTGATAGGGATGATGTTTCATATTTGTTATGTGACGGGGAAGAAGAATTATTAAGAAAATTTCAAGAATTTTTTGTGGAGTTGAAGCCTGATATAATTACGGGATGGAATTGTAAATGGTATGATATTCCTTATCTTATTCGTAGAATGAAGACCATGTTTGATGCTAAGTTTATTAATAAGTTATCGCCATGTAATAGGGTTAAGGAACAAACGAAAAAAACGTATAGATTTGCCAAGACACAAGTACAGGATGAGATATATTATCAAATTAATGGAGTTGCTATACTCGATAGTTTAGATATGTATAAGAAATTTACTTATACTAATCGCGAAAGTTATTCACTAGATTATATAGGGAAGGTAGAGGTTGGAGAGTCTAAACTTGATTGGCATGAGATGGGATATACATCACATAGGGATGTATATTATAACGATTGGAAAACTTGGGTAGAATATAATATACAGGATGTAGAGCTAGTAGAGAAAATAAATGATAAATTGAATCTATTAGAATTGATATTACAGATGTCATATGATGCTGGTGTCAATTATGAACAGGTTTCTTCGCCTGTTGGAATGTGGGATGCTATCATTTATAAACATTTAAGGGATAAGAATATAGTTATACCACAGAAAAAAAGTGACGGAGAAAAGGTTCCGTATGAAGGTGGATATGTCAAAGATCCACAGGTAGGTGCTCATGATTGGGTAGTATCGTTTGACTTAAATAGTCTATATCCACATTTGATAATGCAATATAATATTTCGCCTGAAACTCTAATGGATACAGAAAAATTGGAGTATGAGGTAGAGGATTATTTGGAATGTAAATCTATACCAGAGTATAAAGGTCAGAATGTCACTGCGAATGGTTATTATTACAGTACTGAGAAACAGGGTTTCTTGGGTGAATTAATGCAGTGGATGTACGATGACAGAACAAAGTATAAGGACTTGTTACAGAAGGCAAAGCAAAACGGAGATGATCATTTAGTCGCGAAATATGAGACTACTCAGATGGCTCGTAAGATTGCACTTAATAGTGCTTATGGTGCGTTGGCCAATGAATGGTTTAGGTATTATGATATTAGATTAGCGGAATCCATTACAAAATCAGGTCAATTGTCTATTCGATGGATCGAGCAGGAATTGAATACATATCTTAATAGTATTTTAGAAACAGAAGATAAGGACTATGTGGTTGCTGTTGATACCGATAGTGTGTATTTGGATCTTGGAGATTTGGTTTCTAAATTTTTGGATTCAGTAGCTGATAAGGATAAAGTTGTTGATGTATTGGATATGTTTTGTCAGGATAAACTTCAGCCGGTTATAGATAAGGCTTATCAAAAACTTGCTGATTATATGAATGCATATCAACAGAAAATGTTTATGTCCAGAGAGGTTATTGCAGACAAGGGTATTTGGACTGCTAAAAAACGATACATATTGAATGTGCATGATGAGGAAGGATATAGATATACAGAACCGTATTTGAAAATTATGGGAATTGAAGCTGTTCGTAGTTCAACTCCATCTGTTTGTAGGGATAAAATTAAGGAATCTTTGAAGATAGTTTTGAGAGGAACAGAAGAACAACTTCAGCAGTATATATCTGAATTTAAGGATGAATTTTTTGAAATGAATCCAGAGTTGATAGCTTTCCCGCGGTCAGTTTCTGGAATGGATAAATATAGTTGTTCTACAGGTATCTATCAAAAGGGAACACCTATTCAAACGAAGGGCAGTTTGTTATATAATCATTGGGTTAAGGATAAAGGTCTGGATGATAGATATGAATTGATAAATGAGGGCGATAAGATAAAGTTTACATATTTGAAAGTGCCGAATGTGATTAACGATAGAGTTATATCGTTTCCTTCAAGGTTGCCTAGTGAGTTAGGTTTACAAAAATATGTTGATTATGAAACACAATTTGAAAAATGTTATATTGATCCGATTACAACCGTATTGGATACTATTGATTGGCGACATGAGAAAATCTCTACACTAGAAGATTTTTTCGGAGGTATATAAAATGAGAGTACATGAGTTGGCGAAAGAGTTTGATATTAAATCTACGGAATTTGTGGATATAGTGCAGAGTTTTGGTATTGATATTAAGAGCCATTTGAGCGGATTAGATGATGCTCAGGTATCAGACATTAGACACAAGATGAAAATTAAAGAAGAATTCAGTAATGATGAAGAAATAGCAGAGCTCAATCCGTTGGGTAATCTTACACAGGAAGAGGCTGATGAAATTATTGGTGGAGTAGAGAGTATTGCATCGGTTAAAGAGGGAGAGACTGTAGATGAATTTAACGCTCGTAGACGAGAGGAACAAAAGAACGCAGAAGCAGCTGATGTTGCTAGAAGGTTAGAGGAAGTCAGACAAGAACAACGTATCAAACTAGATAAAGCTGGTTTTTGGGGTTGGTTAAAAGGATTATTTAGTTAGGAGAAAAATGTATGGATTTTCTTTCAGATCTAGTTAAAAAATTAGATGATGAACATACTACTATTGCTGCGGAGGGTAAATCTTCCGCGGAGTTCAGTGGTACAATAGATACTGGATCATATATATTGAATGCAGCTTTGTCTGGATCATTATATGGTGGAGTGCCGAATAATAAAATTACAGCTTTTGCAGGTGAAACAGCAACGGGTAAGACATTTTTTGTGTTGGGTGTTATCAGTCAATTTTTAGAAACTAATCCTGATGGCGGAGTATTTTATTTTGATACAGAAAGTGCGGTTACTAATCAGATGATGGAATCGCGAGGTATTGATGTTAATAGAGTAATTAAATCTGAACCAGAAACAATACAGAAATTTCGACATACATCTATTCAAGTATTAGATAATTATTGTGAGCAACCAGAAGATGAACGTCGGCCAATGCTGATGGTTCTTGATAGTTTGGGTCAATTATCCTCAAGTAAGGAATTGGAAGATACAGCTGAGGGTAAAGAAACCAGAGATATGACCAAAGCTCAGGTTCTTAAAGCTGCTTTCCGTGTATTGAACTTGAAATTGGCCAAGGCTCAGGTGCCGATGATAGTGACTAATCATACTTATGATGTGGTTGGATCATATGTTCCGATGAAAGAGATGTCTGGCGGATCTGGATTGAAGTATTCTGCTTCTAGTATTGTGATGTTATCTAAAAAGAAAGAAAGAGATGGAACTGATGTGGTTGGTAATATCATTAAAGCTAAGATGCAGAAATCTCGATTATCCAGAGAGAATAAAGAGGTTGAAGTTCTGTTGACCTATGATAAAGGACTAGATCGCTATTATGGACTGATAGAATTAGGTGTATCTGCTGGAGTATTTAAGAAAGCTGCGAATAGAATTGTGTTACCAGATGATAAGAAAATATATGCGAAACAGATATATGATAATCCATCTGAGTATTTTGATAATTCGGTGATGGAAAAGTTAGAAGATCATGCCAGGAAGGTATTTCAGTATGGTAGTCCAGAAGTAGAGGAAGATTCTATTTTTGATGTAGAAGATGAGGTGGCGAATGGAACAGAGTATTGAGAAAACTATATTGGGAAATCTAGTCTATAACGAATCTTATGTTAGAATGGCTTTTCCCTTTTTGAAAACTGAATACTTTATGAATAACGATGAACAGAAATTATTTGGAATTATTGGAGAGCATATAGAGAAATATAAGAATACTCCTAGCAAGGAAGTATTGCATATAATGCTGAATGAGAGAGATAATCTGACAGAAGAAGCCTATAAGAATATATTCGGCTTAATTGATGAACTGAGATTGACAGAAGATGATAACATACAGTGGTTAATTGATACAACAGAGAAGTTTTGTCAAGAGAAAGCACTTTATAATGCATTGATGGAATCTGTTCATATTGTGGATGAAGATAATAATTCACAGGACAAAGGTGATATACCCAAGATCCTGACAGATGCTCTTTCGGTATCTTTTGATCCATCAATAGGTCATGATTACTTTGAGGACAGCGGAGATAGATTTGATTATTATCACCAGAAGGAAAGTAAAATAGAGTTTGATCTGGAGATGTTGAATAAGATCACAAAAGGTGGTCTTAGTAGAAAATCTCTGAATATCATACTTGCGGGTACTGGAGTGGGTAAAAGTTTGTTTATGTGTCATTGTTCAGCTGCTAATTTGTCTGCAGGTAATAATGTATTGTATATTACATTGGAGATGGCAGAGGAGAAGATAGCTGAACGTATTGATGCAAATTTGTTAGATGTTTCAATGGAAGATTTAACAGGACTGAGTAAGAAAAAATATTTAGAAAAGGTAGAACGGGTTAGAAGTAGGACAATAGGTAAATTGGTAGTCAAGGAATACCCAACAGCGATAGCTCATGTGGGTCATTTCAGACATCTAATCAATGAATTATCCTTGAAAAAGAAATTTACACCTGATATAATATATGTTGATTATTTGAATATTTGTTCTAGTAGTCGATTGAAAAGTGGTATTGCAAACTCATACACTTATGTCAAGTCGATTGCAGAGGAACTGAGAGGTCTGGCGGTAGAATATAATGTTCCAGTGGTTAGTGCGACTCAAACAACCAGAAGTGGATACGGAAATTCGGATGTAGAGTTGACTGATACATCAGAAAGTTTTGGACTACCAGCAACAGCTGATTTGATGTTTGCTTTGGTTTCTACTGAGGAGCTAGAGGAACTGAATCAGGTGATGATCAAACAGTTGAAGAATAGATACAATGATTTGATAATCAATAAGAAATTTATATTAGGGATAGATAGGGCAAAGATGAGATTGTATGATGCAGAGGATTCAGCACAGGATCTCATAATAGAAAAGGATGATGGTGCTGTTGGATTAGAAAAGCCGATGAAATCAGGTTGGTCAATATAACATATATACCGTTCTAGTTTTTGATTTTTATAAATATAACTAGAACGGTATTTTTATGTCTGGAGAAGGAATATGAAAAGATTTGGAGAATTTTTACTAGAAGCACACATTTTCACTGAGAAACCGTCAGAGGGTACTTTTGCAGGAAGAACATTGATAGGTTCTTCTGGGCAAGCACATATTGAAAGGTTCAGAAAGTTTTGTAAGGATTTGGGTATTGATGAAACTGATAGTTTTACTGTATCTGAAAAGACTCCATTAAGAACTAAAGTTACGGAATTGAAAATTGGTGATGGTGAGATATGTTATGATATAGGAAATAGTAAAAATGTACCAGTGCCAGCAAAGGGTGTTGTGGAATTTACTACGCCGCATTGGTGGATGGCGATAGAACATGATTCAAAAGGTATTATACATCTTGTCACCACTAGAACAGGTGTTGGTTCTATGTTTGCTAAAGGTGCAGAAGGTATTAAATGGAATGAGTCAAATCTCGAAACAGCGTCATTGATGGGTATTTATCTTAGTGTTGATGTGATAAAAAACATGCTTGATATAATAGGTGAAAATGATCAATTTGTTAAGAGAAAATTACTTGATACTTTGGATAATGAGGGCGATTGGAAATCGAAATCTGTTTCTACATTTAGAACTGTTTTGGATACAGACGAAAACGATGATAAGGGAATTTCAACTGCTGATTTAACTACAATGTGTATGTTGGCTCATGGAATGTCTATTTTTATTAATGAAAAGGTTGATTTGAGTACACCTGTTAAATTTATCCATTCCAATATAGGGAAATATTATAAAGCAGAAAAGGTTAGTGATACAATTAAGTCGGTTAAGGATAATACGGCTGATGCTATAATTTGTAATAGGGATTGGAGTGATGATTTTGCAGGTGTGCTGAGAGATGCAAAAGGTCATGAAGATGGTTATTGTACTGCTGGTAGTTATAAATGGTATCAGGTTTCCTTGAAAAAGGCTTTCGGAAAAGCTCAGATGGGGAAAGTCACTTCTTTCTTAAAGGTTAAATTTGGACTAGATAGTGTTGATGCTGTATGGTCTAGTGTTTTGGATACGGCTGTTACTGAAGCAGTAAATAGTGGGTCGGATTTAGATGATCTTTTAATTGAAGGTTTATTTGGTGATATTTTATCTAAGGGTAGAGAGGTTGTTAAGAAATTTACGGATAAGATAGCTTCTGTATTGAAAGGATTTTTTAGAAGGGTACAGGGTTTCGTGAAAAAGAGAAAATCTCAACTCGAAAAACGACAAAAACGTGAGATGTCTAATGTTATTAAAGATTTAGGTTTTAGTCCTGATATTTTCAAAACACAATCAGAAGCAAAAGAGTATAGTGAGTTGTCTCAAAAAGGAAAAAGTTTAGTTAATTCGGTTAATAAAGAATTGAATGAATTATATACTAAGATTAAACCTTTAAGCTGGGTTCATATGGACGAACCTGATGAATTGAATAGTTATGTTCATGGTCAGTGGAATGAGGAAAATATGGATGCACCTTATAAACTTTTTGCAAATATCTGTGCTATTCGTGCAATGGATAATATATTATTTACATCAAGTTCAACAGAAGAAAAAATACATAATGTATTGATAAATAACCTGACTGAAATATATGCGGATATGATATTTGGTAAAACTGAATTACCTTTGTGGAAAGTGTATGGAACTGTGGATGGTACTCATCCATATGAATATATCGGCACATATGAAGATTGGCAACAGAAAAAGAAGGAAGCTCTTAGTGATGCACAATCTATAGTAGAAGAAGATGTTAATTTGGATATGGTTGCACTTAGGGCGAATAAGAATGTATATTATTATAATATAGAAAGTGCTATGTTATGGGATTATACGGATGATTTTGAATGGTCACAGAATAGAATGGGAACTAATCAGGGTGGTGAAAAAGTTTCATGGGTATTTGAAGGAACTAAGATTATTAATTCAGAAAAATATAAAGATAATTTTAAAGGTATATCCAGTGATTGATTTAACAGAAGCTAAAAACCTTCACCTNGAACATATTGAGGANGAAATTCTNAATTTTGGTATTAGTGGTGGAAGGTCTGCGATCAATTTTCTCCGATCACTGAGAGATATGTTGGCTGGTAGTGCTTCTAGTTCGGTTGATGTTACAGTAAAATGGGATGGTGCACCTGCGATATTCTGTGGTACAGATCCAGAAGATGGCAGGTTTTTTGTCGGTACAAAGGGTGTATTTTCAAAATCACCTAAAGTAGTAAAGGACTTAACAGATATTGAGAAGCTGGGGTATGGTGGTGGTCTCGCTGAGAAATTACGAGTTGCTTTAATAGAGTTGCCTAGATTGGGCATAGAGGGTGTATTACAGGGTGATATGATGTATACCCGCTCGGACATAGAAGACGCTACTATAGATGGAGTCAATTACATTACATTTCAGCCCAATACTATTGTATATGCGGTTCCAAAAGGGTCGGAACTATCAGAGAAAATTCTTTCTTCAGCAATGGGTATTGTTTTCCATACCACCTACAAAGGTGGCCCCACACTCTCTGACATGAGTGCAGAATTTGGTGTTAATTTGTCAGGAATGAACGATTCAAAAATGGTCTGGTATGTCAGTGCAGAGTATCCAGATAAGTCGGGAAAGATTACCAATACAGCCTCGGAAACCAAGAAATTGAGAGATGTATTGACTCTTGCTGGTAAGGAATTTCACACTATAGATAGCAAGATATTCGGTGAGGTTATGTCAATGGAAGAAACATATCCATCATCCGCGGTAGGGTCAAAGCTCAAGACATTCAATAATAGTAAGATACGTCAGGGTGAGGAAATAGTCAGGAACAAAGCAGTCAAACATATCGCAGAGTATCTACAATTTTTTGATAATTTTTGGGAAACTAAACTGATCGCCAAGATTAAGACAGAAAAAACACAGCAAATCAAACGTGAACAGAAAGATAAATACTTAGAGGTATTGAAGAAAAGTTCCAAGACATTAGCAGCATTAATCAAGTTTCAGATACATTTGGTCAATGCTAAGAAGTTGATTTTGAAGAAATTGAATACTGGTGCTAAGATGGATACCAAGACATTTGTAAGGACAGATAACGGATATAAAGTAGTCAATCCAGAAGGATTTGTGGCTATTGATAAAACAGGTGGAGCAGTCAAATTAGTGGATAGGTTAGAATTTTCCTATAATAACTTTAACGCGGTTAAGAATTGGGATAAATGATATGAAATTTAAAGATTTTAGACAACAGTTGAATGAACGGAGAAAGGATAGTAGAGCTGTAAGGGAGCTTCTTAGTTCAAGAGCCAAACCATATGAATACTGGTTGAGTAGGAAGTTTACATTACCATTTTGTATATCAAAACCTATGATGACCAGAATGCAAAATACTGAGACAGAGATTGAAGCATTTCATGTTACTGATATAGATTATATTGGTACACTTTTTGAGGTACAGAATAGTTCTAAATCATTATCAGTAACGACTAAGGTAGAATCAGTCAGAGATGGCGTGGTTATGATGGAAGGTGTTGAAACTGGTGGTGGGATTTTGGTTGAGTTGGTAGGTGATGTACCTTTTGCTGGTGATTCTGATATATTTACCTCACCAGATAGTCAAGGTCGTAGATGGCTTGATATATATCAGTTTGCTGGACAATTGAGTAAACGAAAAGAATATCTGGCAAATCCTGACCTACTACACAATTGGGAACTGATCTATAAAAAGACAATTCTGGAACATACCAAGGCTTTTATTAAGACTAATTGGCATGAACTATTAGATTTTGGACTCGATGGTGATCATATGGGATATGCTGTCAGATCTAAAGAATGGGCAGCTATATTTTGGATTGGTGGAGAAGGATTTAAAATTAAAGGACTAGGATCAATCTTCTCCCTCGCGGAAAAGGGTGTTGTTGATAAATTAGAAAGACATCCTGATGGTAGAGGTCTAGTAAGGAAAGCTAAACAGGCATTGTTTAAAATGACAAAGGACTTGTTTGAT